CCGCTTCGAAAAATAGCAACGCTTGTTTGGGAAGGATTATTGCTGGTATAAGCGGCACCGACTGGATCACTCTGAGGGTTAGTACCATTGCCTCCGGTTTCCGGCCCATAACTGCTGTTAACGTAGTTACTTTGAGTAGTTGGTTTCAAATAACGGTAACAAATCTCAAGTTCGTCAGCACTAGGTAAGTGCCAATCAGTATACCCATTGATGGTCAAGTTATTGCAAAAATTAGCAGCAGGGTGTACGGAAGCACCTGCGGAAATCATTGCAGCAGTATTTGACTTACCATCATAAGTAGAGTCAGGGCCGGATGTTGTTGTATTAGAAGCCTTCCAAGCAAGAGAACTATTTTCACCACCTTGAGATTTCGGAGCAACAACAAGCGCATAAGTAGTACCGTTTACTACAATATTTGCACCTGCATAGTAACCGCCGCCATAAGCCTGCCCAGCACTACTAGAATCGAATTTAAAGAACTGTGCTTCAGTAGTGAAAGTAGAAGTTCCCCAAGCACTCACTCCAAGCTGACTTCCATAATATCTTACTCGGATTTGGTACTCAGTAGATTCGGCTAAATTTCCAGAAGGTACATCAATAGATGTTAGGTTTATAGTGTCATTATAACTTGACCACACAAGAGTATTGTCACTTGTTTGGCGAATTTCCCAATCAGATGATTGGTGAGTCTCAGAAACAGGACTTGAGAAAGCACTTGAAGTAATTGTAAACCCATCTCCAACATCTGTAGCACCATTGGCCGGTGAAGTAACACTTGGAGTGTTAGGGGCATTAGCAGTTGTGAATTGTATAGCTTGCGACCACGCGGATGTTCCCAACGAAGCGCCTGTATACCTCACATGAACATAGTAAACTGTCCCAGCAGAAAGTTCAGGGGTAACTTGCCATTGAGTAAGGTTACTTGTATCAGTATAAGAGCTAGCAACAATATTTGAGAAACCACTATCGGTAGCAACTTCCCAATCAGATGATTGGTGAGTATCACCAAAATCACTTGGAGTTGTTTTAAATGATGTGGATGTGAAAGTTACATTAGTCGTGATTGCAGTGGAACCATTCGAAGGATACGTCAAAGACGGACGATCTACTTGAGATGCTCCAATTGCAATATTGAAATTATAATCAACGCCTGATTTTGTAACAGTAAGTACAAGAGAACCTGTTGAACCTGAGTCAACAGTAATAGATACTAAATCATCTGTAATTGATACAGACCCAGTGGCAGTAGCGTCAAATGTAGCGTTGACTTGATATGTGTCAAATGAAGAATAGTTCGTAATTTGGTAATTCTCCACAGTACCTGCTGTTACAACAGAATTACCCTGTAAAGCTACACCAGCAGTAGTTGCCTTAATACCATCTGAGATAGATTTAAGCTGGATAGGGTTGACATAACGTGTTGCACCAGTGCCATTATCAATATCTTGTTGACGTGCTTTTTGAACAGCGCCTTTAGCATCAACTGTAGCATCGGGAAGGAAAATAGAGCCGATAGTTCCTGACTTAATGCTATCTGCTTTAAGATTTTCAACAGCAGTTTTAAGTTGACCTGCAACGACAAATCTAGCACCTTCAGTGCCTACATCGATATCTTGTTGGGTTGCTTTAAGAACAACGCCTGCATAGTCTTCTGTAGCAAGTTTCTTGATAGTGTCAAAATCAAAAGGTTTTTCCCAAATGTTTTGATCGTCAAACTTGGGGTTAATACCTGAATTCGTCTGCAATGCCCTCCAGATTTCACCGTCTTCATCTTGCACGTAAGAAGTATTTGCCTGATACTCAGTATTAGCATCCCAAGCTGAAATACCATGCTGAACAATATGAGCAATAGCTTGTTCATTTTTATTCTGGAGGTAGTTTTCAAACTGGAAAGGTGGGATTTCAGCAGTCCACCCTTGTTGCTTTTTAGTATCTGAAGGTTCTACAATTTCCCCGCCAGATGCCCAAAGATTTTCTGTCAAACCACTAGGCTTACTAATATCTGCCATGATTCATTTCCTCTTAATTAACAATAGATGAGTAATATCCCCCTTGGGATAATGTTGTCACATTAGGATTTTTGTATTTGATTTTCTTTACAGGACCATTATAAAGAATATTATTTACATCAGCGGGTTCTCCTAAAGATTTAAACCTAGAGCCTACCGATGGATCATTAACGTCGCCATAACTTGCTGCAAATTCTGCTCCTTCAAATCCAAATAATCCGTACGATTCATAATAAGGTACATAATCTGCAATCTCTTTTATATCGCCATAACCTTTGGCTCCAGATACACCTTGAAAAGCAAAGAAACTTTCAGGATCAAACTCCCGATAGTTATCAACATTAACACCAGCAGGTTTAACTATCAGTGTTCTTTTCACACCTTCTTGATAAGCATATTTGATTAGATTCTTTTCTTGTTGAGAAAGCAGTTTACCAACTGATACTGAATAACTTGCAGGATTTTCACCTTCAATTAAATGGACTTTATCTGCACTAAATAAAAACTTAACAGATTCAATAACATCTTCTGTAGTGGCAACTGTTGTATTTCTAATAATCTTTGCTTTAATGAATAGTCTGTATTCTGTATCACTTAGAAGAATGTTACCTGTAGAAGACTCTCCGTAAGATTTATAACGACCACCTTTTGAAGGATCATTTAAGTCGCCGTAAGAACGTGAAATTGATAATCCTTGAAATCCAAAGAAGGCAATTAAATCAGCATCAATAAGAAGCCTTGGTTGTCCTACAATCTCACCGATATTATCAAGTTGTACGCCTGTAGCACGATCAATGTATTTAATATCATCAATACTTGAAAGAGTATCTTGAATACTCAGAGACTGTTGTAACCATGTATAGATTAACTTATCAAAATTAATCTTATCCTTAAATTGCTGAGTATATCGGTTACGGGCTATTTTTAAGTAATCCTGTTTTTCAATAGCCATATCAGTTCACCGTAATGTTTATGTAACTTGTGGCAGACCTTGCAATCTCATCAAAGTTAACAGTAATGTTGGAAGTCCCTGTAGGATTGCTAGACGTACCGATAAACATACTTTCAATTTGATGGTTGGGTATACTATTAATTGGAGTGTAGAGCCGAGAATAAACAACATTATCTCCAATAGAATAACTACTATCAATATAATCAATAATAGCCTGCTTAATCTGCTCTACACCATCTGCTGCAAAACCGTCTAACGCAGTGATTCCAAGATCAACATACACAGAGACTTCTACAGGTCTAACAAATCTAATATCTTGATTAAACCCTTGTGAATCTGTTATTGTGACAATTGTATTACCAAATGTCTGAATACCTGCTGGTTTATTTCTCCAGATAATGTTTGCGATATCTAATGAATTACCACCTTCAACAACTGTTGTAATGGAATGTTCAGGGAATCCTCTTGAATCTGTAGTACCTGTATCATTCTCATATACAACTACCTCATCGATATCTTGTAGACCAAGAATATCTGAATAGATTGCTTCCAGAGTATTGCTTGCACGAGTCTCTTTAGAGTTTGCAAATCTAATTCGCAGTTCTTGATCAGACTCCCTATTTCTCCCGACAGTAGCATCAACAGGGTTGATGACAGAAAACCATCCAGAAATCGGTGAAGCAATCGTATCAATAGTCTCTAAAGGTTGTTCAATAGGACCAGTATCTTGAGCAATTACACTACCAATCTTCTTAATCTGTCTTGCAACAATATTCGCAGAGAAAGTGAAATTGAATGTTCTAAACGTATCCAATGAATTAACTTCTGCAATTTTTTTGTCGTTACTATTAACGGAAGATGAAAACAGAGAAGTCCCAGCAAAAAGGTTAGAGATTTGTTGAGCAATACTTTCTACAGTATCCCCAGTTTGCGCTGTATAAGACACTGTAGAGTTCCCATACGATACACTATAGGTATTCCCCGCTACAGCATTAACGGGTTCTAATTGTATTGCGACAACGTTATTAGTATTAAAGAATACTGGGGCTTGTGTCTCAAATAACTGTCCTGTAAAGGAACTATTCACAAGTGACTGTGCAGGGATAGTTGTATCTTTTTCAGCAGTAAGAATGACAGGAGATGTTGTTGCTTGAGATTCAAAACGTGTTAAGCCTGCAAGTGCTGCCAGTGCATCTAATGAATTACCTGTTGCTCTATCTGGAAAGAAACTATTATAAACTTCTTCGGATGCTTCCCATAAATCGGAAAGGGACGGAGATGTAATCCTTAATGCTCTGCCAAGGACAGTATTAGCATCTGTTTGAATGTCATTGCCATACTGATTCTTAGCTTCTTGTTCTAATTCAGAGATGATTTGTAGAAGACGTTTTAATTCAAAACCTTCATTAGTAACGCCAGCCATAACTACCCTCCAATATCTAATTCAATAGGGATGTTTTCATTGTTGTTTGCACTTCTAACGACAAAATTCAAAGAGTAGGTACGGTATTGATTATCAAAAGAAGATGAGAATGAAGTGATGCCTAAGACATCTTCCTCTTCAAGAATTGCGTTTTTGAAAATAATGTCGATTGATTCCTTAGAGCGATTCTTACGAAGTATAGACTGGTAGTAAGGGACTCCAAGGTTTTCATTTAAAAACCATTCATTTTTGAATGTTAAAAGTTTAATTGTCAATCGCTGCTTTAATGACTCACTCTTGTTTGTCGTCAGAGAAAAATCAGAGTTATCTATTAGTAGATCATAATTATTACCAAGAAGTAAATCCATATAATTCACCTTATTTTGGAGGACTTGTATTACCTCCACTGTCACCAGTATGGGTATGGTTAACAAGAGATATACCAGATGCGGTCACATCATCAGAGACTTGAATAGAACCACTAATAGTCGCTGTAGAACCTCCAGCACTTCCTGACCCAACCATTCCTGAAGTGTATGTAAAAGTGCCTTGGACTAACATATTCCCAGTAACTGTTGTGTTAGGAGAGTCTATAGTGGTGCTTGATGACGCATTAATAGATGCTGTAGAAGTATTTACAGTAGAACTATCAGATGCATTTACTGTAGATGTTGTAGTGTTAACCGTAGCAGAATCTTCAGCATTAATAACAGATGTTTGACAGTTAACTTCAACCTTGTTCCCCGGTGCATTGATAACAATATCACCAGAGCTTTTCAATCTTACTTCACATTCTGCTTCAGTCCCAATATTATGAACCATTACTGTATCGTTAATATCATGACTTAGAGAGTGTTTAGATGGATTATTGACAGCAATATCAAAAGGAAATAAACCGGGGATAGCCATTGCGTCATTACGTGAATACTTACGAAAGTCTATAGGTCTATGCGATTCAACAGCACCAAGTTTAAACCTGTCCAAAGACCTTTGTGAGAAAATACAAAGAACAGTATCACCAACTCTTACTGGAAATGAAAATTGGGAGGATCGTGAACCCGGAAATATCAAAGGTACGTTAAGGATAACAGGATGCTCAAGAATGTCATTGTCAGGAGTTACACGTTCAATAAGTGGTTTTACATCGAGCCTCTGTTGATCCAACATAGTAACATTGACAATCTTACAAGGCATTGCCGTAAACATGCCGTTAATTGTATTTGTAATATACTGTCTCAGAAGACCTTCTAAACTAACATCTTCCATAGTATCTACTCCGTATTAATCTTTGAACACAGACATTCTACTTCCCACTTATTACCTCTCCAATCACCAGAATACTCACAAGAATCTACTCTAAAAACCCCATTTATTTGAGTATTTTTAATTGAAATAGCTGAACCGGGGATAATCAAAGGATTCATCAGAGTAGTGAATTTGACTCCATTTTTCTTTTGAACATCTGATTTAAGTTTCTTTGAATCTCCTGAAGAATACGTAGGAACACCAATCAACCCTGTTGTTGGGGATATTACAAAAGCCTTTTCTACGCTATTCTTTGATTGATATTTGTTAGGATCATTGATATACAATCTTTTACCATCAATTCTATAGACAAAGTTAAAATCCCTTGCAAGTTCATTGAGAATAGTTTTAATAGTGCCTTGCACTGGATAACCAAAAGGAAAAGGATCATCGATATTATCACTATTAAAAGATGCCCTAGTAAGTGCTGTAGATTGACCTACAAGGTAATTGATAATTTGTCTTGGTGTAGTTTCAGCAGGAAATGTTTTAGATAGAGTAGGCTGATAAACAAGAGTTTCAGCAGGAACGCATTTTAAAGTTGTTTTACGATCTGTTCTACCAGTATAATCGTCTGTCCTTATCTCGTTAATCATTCCAGTAAATAATACCTTGTTATCTCCTTCATAACCAACTTTGAAGACTACTGCCATATTATCTCTTTGAATATACTTGATTGAGTCTTCGGAAAGATTGTAAATGTCAATAATACAAGTGTTACTGTTTTCTTTGTTATCTATGTTCTTTTTTATTCTGAATGAAATCTGCAAACCTTGATTCTTTTGCTCATCGCCGATTAAACGTAGACCTTTACTAGAATCCGGTTCACCTAAGATCAATTCATAAGTTCTTCTGAATAGCATACCGGATACCTCTTAAAGATTATTGTAATGTTTCATCGTAAACAAGGAAGTGTGTTTTATAAATCTCTCGGGGATTTATCAGAGGTTGTGAAAATGATGCGTCACTAGAGTTATTCACGGGAACCAACAGGAAGTCACCGATAGGTTTTTCAATAGAGTATTGTCGAATCAGTGGGTAGTTAGGTGCTAATGGTACACCACGAATAATCATATTATCGTCAGCATCTTCAATATTCATTAACCATTGTTGTGACCTATTAGACCATCTAAATGTTAATGTATAAGCATCCCCGGATAAATCTATGGAGTAGAAATAGTAAGGATCAGAATACAGTGGACAAATGATAGCCATCATAAATCTCCCGTAATTAAATCAAGAAATTTCCCACTGTAACGATCATAGACGCTTAACTGTTCTTGATCCTGACCAGTAGTAGTTTGATCCCCTTTACTAGATGCTTCTGCTACATCATCAGAAACTTGCGGAGAGGTTTGTTGAGATACATTTACTTCAGTTTCTTTTAGATACGCAAATCTTACTCGTTGGAAAGTGATTGTAAAACTAAAGGAATCACCAGTCTCGACTGATTCAGAGTCAGTATAACGAGAGATTAAGCAATTTTGAATTGATTGTACAGAAACACTTCGTCCTGTAAATGGGTCATAATCATAATCAAGAATAGTAATGACTTCTGACTTTTCCCAAGCTTTATTCAACCTATCTCTTGCAATTTGATGACTGTATCCTCTAAAAGCATCAGAAGATATACTTGCTGAATTACCTGAACCAATGAACTGTTGAACAGAACCTGGCAGATAACTCAAGAATGATGATTGATCTTTAATAGATACTGTATCAACTGGATTATTATATTCTGAAGCTACTGTATTATTCCCTAAGTCAAATTCAGGTGATCTATAATTGTTAAAGTCTGCTGAAGAGATAATTCCCTTAATGGTAAAAGAAGGATTATCCTTAGAGACATGATCAGTAATGTATCCAGAACCATCAATCGGATGATTCGAAATATTACTTGAATATCCTTTTGAATAATTCTGTACAGCATCGATATACATCACTGTATCATCTTCAAATAAAAATGCTAAAGCCATAGGATAATCCTTATTAATTATCTTTCAGTAATTGGATCGTTACCAGATGTAGTGTTGAACATATCATTAACAACTCTCAAAACTTCTGGTTCAATACTTGGAATATCCCCGCCATCAATTGTAATGTTAATGTCGCCATACATATTTTTATTAGTAATTGGGGATTGTGTTGTACCAGTTTGTGATTTAAGATAAGCATCAATATTCTTATCTGTAATCATTTGATAGGGTTTTTGTTGAGACTTCAACCAAGCATCAATATTCTTATCTGTAATCATTTGATAGGGTTTTTGTTGAGACTTCAACCAAGCATCAA